CGTGACCGGCTGTAACCAATCAATGGAAGGAACTTTGGCAGCGCAGTTTAGAACAAGTAAAGATGTACAGGGGTAAATTATGGCTTTAGTAAATGTTCCATTATCTGTAAGGCTTGGCGATGAAAACGAAGTTCTTGAGCAAAAACTTGAAAAGTTAAGCAACCGTATTCGTGTAGCTTGTCCTGGAATTGTTCAGAGCTTTGATTCAACCAAGCAAACGGTGACTGTAAAATTAGCCATCAGAGAAATGGTCAGTCTGGAAGGAAAGCCTTATGAAAATATTGAAATTCCCATCCTTCAAGATGTTCCTATCTATATGCCTCGTGCTGGTAATTTTGTTCTGACCATGCCGGTAACGGTTGGTGATGAATGTCTGGTTGTTTTCGGGGACAATTGTATTGATAGCTGGTGGGAGTCGGGAAAGGTCAGCAATCAGTTGGATTATCGCAGACATGATTTATCCGATGGGTTTGCTATAATTGGTCCTTGGAGTCAGCCTAGAAAGATTAACAGCTATTCTACCGATTCAGCAGTTTTAAGAAATCTTAACAACGACTCTTATGTTGAAGTCAGAGACAATGACATTAATATAGTCACTCCGATGAAGGTTACGGTGACCGCTGGCAGTGAAGTTGAAGTAAACGCTCCTACGGTTGATGTAAATTCCACAAGCGTAACTGTAGATGCAACAGATGTTACGGTTATTAACTCTCCTACTGTTCAGGTGTCTGGCGCATCAATTACCTTGGCAGCTACAAGCGGTGTTGTATTATCTGGCGGTGGTTTGTCATCTATTGATGCAAAGAATTTTTTGAATCATGTCCATAGCGGGGTTCAACCGGGATCAGGAAATACTGGAGGAGTCGTTTAATGATTTGCAGAAGGCTGGATGAAAATCATGATTATTGTTTTGGAAGAGGGTTTGGAGATTATCTTCAAGATGTTTCCGGCAATCCGGAAGCAATAGCTCAATCTATTAAAACAAGGCTTCTTTTGTTTCTTGGTGAGTGGTGGAAAGACTTGAGAGACGGTCTTCCTCTTTGGCAGAAGATTTTAGGAGCAAGAATCAAAGATAAAAAAATCATTGACAAAATCATTACCGACAGAATTCAAGGATTGAAAATGCCTAATGGGAGTTATGCAGTAACGGCGATAAATTCAGTTGAGTCTGAATATGATGCGGAAACAAGAGAATACTCTTTTACCTGTAGGGTTGATACGATCTACGGAGAGTTGTATATAACAAATAAGGACCAATTAACAAGTTCTTAAAAGGAGTTGTAGAATGTGCGCATACTTTGCTCCATATGTGGATGAAGATGGACTTCATTTACCGACATATAATGATATTCTTGAAAAAAGAATAAATGATACTAAAGCCATCTTTGGTCCCGATATTTATCTCGCCAATGATTCTCCAGACTACCAGATATTGGCAAACGAGTCTTTGATGATTTATGAAACCATGCAGGCAATTCAGTATGCATACAACCAAATGAGTCCCGTTACCGCAGTTGGTGTCGGTCTTTCAAGTCTGGTTCAGTTAAATGGGATAACAAGAAATGCAGCGACCTATTCAACTTGTGATGTGATCCTTACAGGAACTTCTGCTGTTACCATTACCAATGGCAAGGTTCAAGATAAGTCTGGAAATCTGTGGGATTTGCCTACACCGATTACGCTTCAAGCTGCCGGTTCTCCCGCTGGGGAATATTATGAATTGACGGTTTCGGCTACTTGTGAAACGCCCGGTGCTATTACTGCACTTATAGGAGATATTGATATTATTGCCACTCCTACGGCGGGATGGACAGGAGTTACCAATGCAGTTGCCGCTACTCCCGGACAAAATGCTGAAACTGATGCAGAGTTAAGAACCCGTCAAGCGATTAGTGTTGCTCTTCCTTCTCAAACCATGCTTGCGGGGACGATTGCAGCTATTGCCGCATTAGATAATGTTACCAGATATGCGGTTTATGAAAACCCGACAAATTCAACGCATTATGGAGATGCAGGAGTTCCTTTTGAAGGAGCTCCAGTTCATTCTATTACCTGTGTTGTAGAAGGTGGAACGATTTTAGATATTGCAAAAGCCATTTATTACAACAGAGGTCTTGGCTGTTATATGAATGGCGATGTTGAAACGGACATTACCGATGCTGAATATGGAACGGTAACCTCCGTGAGATTTTATCGTCCGACCAATGTTCCTGTATATATAGAATTTGAAATCCATCAATTGTCAGGATATTTGTCCGGCACGGATGTTTTGATAAAAGCAGCGGTTGCCGAGTATATCAATAGTTTAGGAATTGGCGATACCTTAACTATTTCTTCGATCAATTATGCGGCGATGTCTGTTAATGTGGATAGTTTAAAACCGACGTTTTCAATTTATTCGATAGCGATAGGAGAATCTCCAAGTCCTGTTGAGACTTCGGATTTAACCTTGGATTATAACGAAGTATTTACCAGTGACGTTGATGATATTAACATTACGATGGTGTAAAAATGTCCGTTGAATACAAGAATAGTACAAATTTAAACTTCGAAGACAGAACTGCTTTGATCTGGCATCGGTTCTCTGGATTAACAGGAATTGAGTCTGTTGAAATCACTCCCAGCGCTGCCAATATTTATCTGGGCGAGGAATTACAATATCATGTAATTGTGACTTATAAAAATGGAGTGATTGCCGATTTGACCGATGAAGCTTTATGGTCAACATCAAGTTCTCCTTCAATCGCTGATTTTAGCACGGAGACTCCTGGATTGTTAACCAGCACAGCAACTGGGACTTGTACCATTGTTGTGGGCATTTCTAATCTGTTCGGATTTTTTGAATTTGCCAATGCATCTTTGACCATTCATGAAGCTTTGATTGTTGAACAATCAGAAGATTTGGTTGATGCATATAGACCGGTTGTTGCTGATTATATAAAGCTCTTTACAAGTCAGTATCAAAATTCATCAAAGATGCTGGCTTGGGCCAGAAGCTTCATGGATATGGTTGATGACATTAAAGATATGGCTCAAAGTTTATCATTTTATTTTTCATTCTTCAGAATTATTGATAAAGATGCCATCGCTTATGTCCCCAACGCTTTAACTACAAAGGCAGGGAGTTATACATTCACTTCCTTTGATGCTTGCGTAGGAAATCAATTGGATATTCTTGGTGTAATATTAGGCATTCCAAGACAGGTAACTTTTGACCCTACAGACGGTTCAAGCCCTGTATTGGATGACAGCACCTATAGAATACTTTTAAAGAACCAAGTGTTAAAGAATCATTGGGACGGAAGAGCAGAGTCATTACAGACAACTTGGAAGGAATTGTTCCCCGGCGGTAAGATCATCGTTCAAGATAACCAGAACATGACCATCGACGTTACCATTACAGGAACATTTACGCAAATCATCATTGACTTGATTGAAAATGATTATATCGTTCCAAGGCCGCAGGGGGTTTGGATGAATTATTATGTTGGAACCACTTCACCCGCAAATCTGCCGTTCTTTGGATTTGACAGGAGAGACACTTATGTATCAGGATTTGATGAAGGTCACTGGGTATAAATAAAGGAGGATGCGATGTCAAACAATTTTCTACAATGGAATCCGGCAGCGGTAAATCAACAAGATGATGCGACATATGTTCTAGATGTAATGAGGACAGGAGGAGCGATAACAGGAATATTTACCAGCGAGTTGGCAAATAAACTTTTCTATCAATGCACCACAATGGTGTCTGCTCTTGGAGAATCATTATCCAACAAAGGATATACGATTTCAGATGCAAGCATATCAACATTAATTACCGCTCTGTCAAACATTTTGACAAAAGCCGATTTTGGGACAACGGCAGGAACAGTTTGCCAAGGTAACGACGCAAGATTTATTCCTGCAGGAACTAAAATGTGGTTTTATCAGAATACCGCTCCTATGGGATGGGTGATTGATTCGACTCCTGCCGATGCCATTCTTGCAGTTAAAGGCGGGTCGGCGGCTTATAATGTAAATGGTGGGATGGCAGCGGGCACATGGACGCACCCGACCCATACCCATACCGGTCCTTTGCATACCCATACCGGTCCTTTGCATACCCATACTGGTCCGAGTCATGCTCACTCAATTCTGACTCATACGCATACATTTTCAGCCGGTGCTCACACTCATACAACTGGCAGTTTAACGTTGACCGCTGCTCAGTCTGGATTGCCCAGTCATAGACATTCTTATCAGGGATATTGGCCAACTTCAGGGCGAACGCAATCTGCGTTAATGGCTACTGCGAATATATATCCCTGTACTGGTTATACCAACTATGAAGGAGGAGATGCAGCTGCTCAAGCTCATAATCATGGGGCTACTGGTGCGGCAACAGTTTCTGGAACAACGAATGG